ACTTTTTTTAAGGTTGCGGTCTCATGACTAGGGGAGTTACGATTCGGGGATCTTGATTGAGGGTATTATATGTACGGTCCTTTTGGTTCCCCTGTTTTTAGTAGAAGGATGTTTCAACAACAAAACATCATGGATCCTGCTTTTATGCGGATGTTACAAATCCGTGATACTATGCGGAGAGGACAACCCGCTATGATGCAAGGGATAGCACAACCAGCATTGGAAGGTCGTACAGATATGGGTACTCCACTTGAAGCTCTTCCTGAGCAAAATAGATATATAAATCAAATTGGCCGTGAAGCTCAACCTATTCAAGCTACTGATGAAATGAGGGCACAGTTATCCCCTCAACAAGGATCAGCAGAATTACAACAAGTTAGCCAAGCTGTAAATGAGATGCAGCAAAACCAACAAGCGTTAGCTGATCATTTAGGTGCAGGCTCGCGGATGGCGAGTAATCAAAGACAACTTGGATTACTTGGGTTGATGCAAGGGAGAGCACAACCTTCTCGTTTAACTAATGTAAGGCTACAACAAACCCTTGGCCCTGAATCTCTTACGAGATATAACTAATAAATGAAAAATAACTACGGACAAACGCCACAAGAAATAACACGTGCAAATGTTTTACAACAGTTGCGGTTTATGGCAACGGACGATAAATATACGGAACTAAGTCTCTATAACGAAAACACTTCATTATTTTTGCGTGGAGTGCAAAAGCACTACAATGGCCGAACGTAAGAAAAAAGATTCACGCCTCGAAAGGGCTGGGGTAAGTGGTTATAATAAACCTAAACGTACTCCTGGTCATCCTAAGAAATCACATATCGTTGTTGCAAAAGAAGGGGATAAAATAAAAACTATCCGCTTTGGGCAACAAGGTGTAAAAACAAATCAAACAGCTGGACAACGAAAAGCGTTTAAATCTCGCCATGCGAAAAATATAAAACGTGGTAAGATGTCAGCAGCATACTGGGCAAACAAAGTTAAATGGAGTCCTAGTAAAACTAAATCGCCGTCAAAGAAATGGAAAAAGGGATCGTAATGGAAGAACGAAAAAAGTCACCGCTAAGATATATCCCTCCTAGTGAAGAAGTACAACGGGATCGTGAGTTGATGAGAATTATGGAGGATGCTTACGAAGGACCGAAAAAATCTCCTTTAAGATATATTCCCCCTAAAAACGAAATGCAAGAAATATACGACGAAGAACTAAGCCAAGGTAGTGGGCTTATGTCTTTATTACGTGGGGCTGGCGATATGATGCTCGGCGAAGACATTATGGATAATCTTCCGATGTTAATACAAGCTCTACAAAACACGAACAAAGATACGTTAACTATGGAACAGATTCGCGACATGTCTGGACCGATGGATGAATCAAGTCTCTCGGTACGATTAAGTAATACCCCAGGATTATCAGAAAAAATTGGCGATGATGTAGCTATGGCTTTAGGGATGGCAATGCCTAGTCCAGCGGGTAAAGGTAAAGGGTTAGGTAGTTTATTTGATAGGTTAGGTGATTCGATGGACCCGAAAAAGATCAAAGAAAGTTTAAGTAAAATTTACGAAGATTTAGAAAAACCTAAAACAGGGCGCGAAGGGTTTGATGATTTATTACAAGAAGGGCGCGATGAATATATGGATTCACCCGAAGCGTTAGAAAAAGCGTTACGTGCTCAACGGGATATTATCAGGAAAGCTAAACGCGATGGGGATATGATGGCTACAGGTGGACGTCCAGGGTTATATGCTAATATCAATGCAAAACGTAAACGAATACAAGCTGGTTCTGGTGAAACGATGCGTAAACCAGGATCTAAAGGCGCACCTACGAAAGAAAATTTCCGACGAGCAGCAACTACTGCTAAAAAAGCTATGGGCGGTGGGTTAAGTCTCGCTAAAGGTTATTACGGTAAAAGTTATAAATGAGCAGTCTATCTATGGATACGATAGACGAGCAGATTAAAAATGCTCCTCTTTCCAAAGAAGAAGCTAGGAAACAATTTGTAGAGAAAACTGCTTCGTTAAATTTACAGCACACGTTTACGTTTGATGAAGCGTGGGAATTTGTAGAACATAAAAGAAAACAAACTGAGTTTCAAAAAAAGATTTTAAGATTTGAAAATGCTGTTAATCAGCATCCACAATCACTAGAAAATAAAGTACACCAGATTAATCCTGTAAAACACAGTTTTGCAGACGGACAGTATATTCGAGAAATTTTTAATCCTGCAGGATTGTTTCTTGTTACAAAAATACATAACCAAAGTCATCCTTTTTTCTTAATGGAAGGAGATATGTCGATTATCACCGAGGAAGGGGTTAATCGAATAAAAGCACCTTACCACGGAATCACCTTAGCTGGAACTAAACGAATAATTTTTACACACGCTCCTTGTAAATTTATAACGGTGCATTCAACAAACAGCTTAAATGTAGAGCAGATAGAAAATGAAATAATTGCTACTTCGTTCGATCAAGTAAAACAACAACTTCCTGATACTGAGTTACTTGACCACTTAATAAATCAGTTAGAGGAGAAAAGAGCATGAGTTGGTTAATTACCGCAATAATTGCATCTTCAGTAGGTACTGCAGCATATGGTGCTAGTCGTCAACGTAAAGCACAGAAAAAAGCTAAAGAAGAACAACAAATCCGTGATTTAATTACAGGGTCTGCTCCTAATATTGCAGAAGCATCAGAAATTATCCCTGAAGAAGTTTTAGGTACTGATGTTGCAGGATTAGCTGAAGCGTTAAAAGCTATGGAATATGAGGGAGGCGAAGTCCCGTTACCTGAAGGAGATCCTATTACAGATCCACAAATAGACGAAGAAGAACTAATACAGTTGTTAATGGAACAAGTTCCGATGGAACAAGGTATTATGGCAGCTATGGGTGGGCCAGTAGGAACACCTAACGATGTTTATTATTTCGGTGTTCCACAAATTACTAATATGATGCAAGATCCTAATCCTCAGATCCAAGCGGTAGGTATGCAACTAGCAGATCAAATGGAAGCTAACCCAACAGGTGGGATGATTCCCGCAACGCGAGATCAAATACAAAGTATGGCTGAAGGCGGTCAAGTACGGTCTTAAAAAATGACTGATCCGTTAGACCAGTTGCGTGGGGTTGATCTCTCGCATCTGTCGAAACAAGAAGCAAAAGAATTTACATTACTTCTTGAAGAATTAGATATACGCGAAAAACGTGAAACGTCGATTGCTACATTTTATGAATTTGTAAAAAATATCTGGCCAGAGTTTATTGCTGGATCTCACCATAAAAAGATGGCCGAAGCTTTCGATAAAATTGCAGAAGGTGAATCAAAACGATTAATAATTAATATGCCTCCGCGACATACGAAGTCAGAGTTTGCTTCGTATTTATTCCCAGCATATTTATTAGGTAAACGACCTAAATTAAAAATTATTGAAGCAACGCATACAGCTGACCTTGCAATAAATTTCGGTAGACGAGTACGAGACTTAATCGAAAGTGACGACTATGCAGAGTTATTTCCTAAAACACAACTAAAAGCAGATTCACGAAGCGCGGGTAAATGGTTGACTTCTCAGGGGGGAGAGTATTACGCATCAGGTATTGGTGGTGCTCTCGCAGGGAGAGGTGCGGATTTGTTTATTATTGACGATCCGCACTCTGAACAAGATGCATTTTCTGATAAAGCGTTAGACGAAGCGTATGAATGGTATCAAACAGGGCCACGACAACGTCTACAACCAGGAGGTGCTATAGTTATCGTAATGACTCGTTGGTCTAAAAAAGACTTAACGGGTAAATTAATAAAACGAATGATGCAAGAAAAGGGTGGCGACGAGTGGGAACTAATAGAGTTCCCTGCAATTATGCCATCAGGCAACCCACTATGGCCAGAGTTTTGGAAATTAGAAGAACTTGAAGCTACAAAATCGTCTATACCTCCGTCGAAATGGGCAGCTCAGTATATGCAACGCCCTACTGGGGAAGGTATTTCGATTATTCCTAAAGAATGGTTCAACATATGGGAGTCTGATGACCCGCCAACGTGCGATTATCTAATACAAAGTTACGATACAGCGTTTTTAAAATCCGAAAGAGCTGACTATACAGCGATAACAACGTGGGGAGTGTTTTATCCTGAAGGTAAAATCGGTGATGAACTCTATAACGGGCAAGATGCTCATTTAGTTTTACTAGATTGTGTTAAAGAACGGCTAGATTTCCCTGAATTAAAGCGCGAAGCGATGCGTTTATACGAACATTGGGAACCTGATTCGGTAATTATCGAAACAAAAGCGTCAGGTATCCCGTTAACACAAGAATTACGGCGTCAAGGTATCCCAATTAACACCTTTTCGCCTAGTAAAGGTCAAGATAAGATTGCTAGATTGAATACTGTAAGCGCAATTTTCCAAGAAGGGCGTATTTGGATACCAGAAACGTCTTGGGCGCAAGAATTAATGGACGAAGTAGTAGATTTTCCGAACGGAGAGAACGATGATTGCGTAGATGCGACAACTTTGGCACTTATGCGGTTTAGACAAGGCGGTTTTTTACGTTTAGATAGCGATTATCAAGATGAAGAAGATTATTACCCAAGATTACGGGTATATTACTGATTTACCCTATTAAAAAATAAGAGTATGGTGGCGATCTATGGCTGAAGTCCAAATATCAGGCGACGATGAAAACATAGAAGTCCTCTTTGACGAGGATGACAATGTTATGTCCCCTGCAGATTTACCAATGGAAGATAATATTCCGTTTGGTGAGAATTTAGCTGAATACATTGATGAGGGTACGCTGGGTCAGATAGCTAGTGAACTTGAATCGTCGTATCAGGACGATGTCTCCTCACGGCAAGACTGGTACGAGACGTTTCGCGATGGTTTAGAGCTATTGGGTATCGAAAACGAGCCACGCAGCGAACCCTTTGAAGGGGCCAGCGGAGTATATCATCCGTTACTAGCAGAAGCCGCGACGCACTTCCAAGCGCAGGCTTATAAAGAGCTTCTCCCTGCTAATGGCCCCGTAGATACAAAAGTTATTGGTGCTTCTAATAATCCTAAAGCGATGCAAGCAAATCGTGTAAAGGATTTCATGAATTACCAGCTCATGTATAAAATGGAAGAATACGATCCTGAAATGGATCAAATGTTGTTCTTTCTTCCCTTAGCAGGATCTGCGTTTAAAAAATGTTATTTTGACCCAGCGATGGGACGAGTCGTTTCTCGTTTTATTAAAGCTGAAGATTTAGTCGTTCCATACACTGCTACGGATCTACATACTACTCCTCGTATTACGCACGTTATTAAGATGACTGAAAACGATATGCGTAAATTACAACTTAGTGGTTTCTATCGTGATCTAGACATGATGAATCCTGGATATGCTCCAAATGAAAACGCAGTACAAGAAAAGATAGATGAGATAGAAGGAGTAAGTAGAACAGGCAACTCTGAACAATATACTTTGTTAGAGTGTCATGTTGAATTAGATATTGAAGGGTTTGAACATACAGACGCTTCAGGAGAACCAACAGGATTAGCACTGCCTTATATCGTGACTGTTTGTCAAGATAACAACAAAGTTTTAGCGATTAGACAAAACTATATTGAAAACGATCCGATGCGTAAAAAGGTTGAATATTTTACGCATTATAAATTTTTACCAGGATTAGGGTTCTATGGGTTTGGTTTAATCCATATGATTGGTGGCGTAACTAAATCAGCTACTGCAATCCTTAGACAGTTGATTGATGCAGGAACGCTCTCTAATTTACCTGCTGGATTTAAATCAAGGGGTCTAAATATTCAACGAGCGGATGATCCTGTGCAACCAGGAGAATGGCGTGATGTCGATGCCCCAGGTGGTAGTCTTAGAGATTCATTTTTACCGTTACCCTATAAAGAACCCAGCGGTACATTAGCTCAGTTGATGGGTGTTTTAGTTGAATCTGGTCAAAGATTTGCTGCTGTTATGGATCAGCAGACCGGAGACGGTAATAGTCAAGCCCCTGTAGGCACGACTGTTGCTTTACTAGAGAAAGGTCAGAAAGTTATATCGTCAATCCATAAACGATTACATTATGCACAACGCACTGAGTTTTCAATCTTAAAAAGGTTATTCGGTGAATACCTTCCTCCTGAGTACCCGTATCAAGTACAAGGTGCGCAACAAACAGTTTTCGCAGAAGATTTTAACAACAGTGTAGACGTTGTTCCTGTTTGTGATCCAAATATATTTAGTACGACACAAAGAATTATATTAGCGCAGACACAGTTGCAATTAGCGCAAAGTAATCCGCAAATCCACAACATAAAAGAAGCGTATCGTAAAATGTATATCGCTCTAAACATCAAAGATGTTAACGATATTTTATTACCCGATATGGCTCCTGCTCCAAAAGATCCTGTACAAGAAAACATGGATGCTTTGATGAACGCACCGTTGCAAGCGTTTATGCAACAAAACCATGATGCACATATTCAAGCGCATATGGCATTTATGCAAAGTCCACAAATACAACAGAATCCCCAAGCTATGGCTGCTTTACAAGCACATATACAACAGCACATGGCGATGAAGTATCGAATACAAGTTGAACAGATTCTCTCAGAACAAGGTATGCAGTTACCGCAACCTGGACCAGATGGTCAAATGCCTCAACTACCCCCAGAAATGGAAAGCCAGTTAGCTATGGCTGCAGCGCAAGCAACCCAACAGATTACGGGTCAAGAACAAGCTCTTGCTCAAGCGATGGCAATGCAACAACAAGATCCGAATCGTCAAATGTTCCAAGAACAAATGGAACTTGAGTTTGAGAAATTAAAGCAGCGTGATAGAGATTCTGAGCGTAAAGCACAGCTTGAAAGAGAACGTATAGAATCGCAAGAACAACAAACAGATGTTCGCATAGCAGCAGATTTACAAGAAGCTGAAATGCGTAATGAACGTGAAGTAGATTCTAATCTAACAGAAATCGCGAAAGTAGTTCGTGAATCTAGAGAACAGGAGTAGATGTCTTATTTAATAAGTAACATCCCACATTTTAACACATGGATCCGCAAAGAATTTACACACAATCATTTAGACTACCACGGAGAGTATTTACACGCTGTTGTATTTGCGGTAAATACCATTCCTGATAGATGTTTATCATTTCAAGTAGTGTTTACTGGATATGAACTTGGCGAGGAGGAGGATGCACAAAACGTACACGGTGGGGCAATGTGGGCTAGGATGCCGATTACCGCACTCGTTGCAGATGCTGTCTTAGAAGAAATGCCAGAACCAATGCCAACACATTTAGCACAACCTTGGGACTGTAGTTCTTATGACCATGCAGTCATCAAACTAGATCGTGTTTCTTCTAGTCCTTGGCTTTGTAAGATAGATAATGAATTTCATACAGGACGTTATTTATTTACGGTGGATTATACAGGTAACGATATTGCTGATGATCCAGCGCAACATAAACAAAGTCATGTAATAGAACTCACTAACGCAGGTAAATGGACGGGTAATATTGTAGCGTTACCTAATAATCGTGTAAGAGCGACGAATCCTGCATTGTGGGAAACAGGAGAGGGTGCTCCCGATTTCTACCCTAGTCAACATTTGCATAGTGCAGAAATAGACGACAGCTACATGGATCCGAAAGTAACTTTTAATAATCTGTATTCAGAAGGAGAAAAGTAATGCCAGGACATAAAGGTAAGAAAAAAATGCCTAAAATGGGCGGTGGTTATAAAACTGGTGGCAAAGTTGCTGCTAAGAAAAAAGCTCTAGGAGGAATGGCAGGAATGTCTGGTCCTAAAAAGCTAAAAGCAAAGCCTAAGCCTAAAGGTGCAAAAACAGCTAAAGGCAGAGGTGGGGCTAAAAAAATGAGAGGTAGGGGATAAATAGTGAGAAATTTTCGAGAAACGGAACTTCCGTACCCTTCGCCTAAAACTCAGAAGCCTGGGGTTATGCCTACTATTCCAGAACCTTCCAACGAAGGTTTTGCAAAGCCTACAGCTTTAAAAGAAAAGACTGTAAGTATTCCTGGGAAAAAGGTAAAAACGAAAGGCACTGGGGCAGCGACTAAAGGATTAGATTTTACTAGTTATATCAACTAATGGATTTTATTCAGTATTCGGAGCATTTACTCCGCAAACTTCGTGAGAGACAAACGGATCTCAAGGAGTCACTCGCTACAGGTAGCGCACAAGATTTTGTTCAGTACCAACGTATAGTTGGTGAAATTTCAGGGTTAAATTTCGCTGAACAAGAGATAACAACCCTGCATGGAAATATGGAAGACTTAAATGACAGTTAAAAAAAGAGTAGAGGATAGAGTTTTAAATTTTGGTTCTGATACGCCTGAAGAACCGAAAGAAACTTTAACGGCTGAGAACATAGAATCTCAATTAGATAAATTACCTATGCCCACAGGCTATAGGATTTTGATTTTACCGTTTACTCCCCCTGAAACAACTAAAGGTGGCATCATGTTAGCTAAACAAACTCTTGATAAAGAGCGTATAGCTACCGTGGTAGGGCTAGTCGTCCGATTAGGCCCAGACGCATATTCCGACAAAGAAAAATTCCCAGAAGGTCCATGGTGTAAAGAAATGGATTGGGTAATTTTCGGTCGCTACGCAGGAGCTAGATTTAATATTCAAGGAGGCGATATGCGCCTTTTGAATGACGATGAGATCTTAGCTGTTGTTAATGAACCAGAAGACATTCTGCAATAAGGACAAGAAAAGATGGCTGAATCACAAGAAATTGAGTTAGAACTTCCAGAAGAGGAAGTTGATCCTCGAGAGGCTGATGTAATACAAGAACCTCAAAGCGATCAAGATTTTAGCGAACCTCAACAAGAAACTCAAGAGTCTGAATTAGAAGACTATAGTGAGGGGGTTAAAAAACGCATTGATAAATTAACTTATCGTATGCGAGAAGCTGAACGTCAACGCGAAGAAGCAGTAAAACTTGCTAAACAAATGGTAGATCAAAACGCAGCTTTGCAAACTAAGTTGCAGTCTTCAGATACTACATTAGTCAATGAATATAGTAATCGTGTAAGTTCTCAAAAAGAACAAGCACGAAAAGCTCTGAAAGAAGCTCAAGAACTTGGAGATGCTGAAGCCATCGCTTTAGCCACTGAAGCAGTTGCGAAAACTTCTTTGGAAGAGCAAAATGCTCAAAGGTTGGTAAATCGCCAGAAACAAAAACCAGCGATACAACAACCTGTACAGCCTCAACAAGAGTTACAACCTGCTCCGGTGGATCCGAGAACAGAAGATTGGGCTGAGAAAAACTCTTGGTTTGGAGAGGATGATGGAATGACCTATGCAGCTATGGGTATTCATCAAAAATTATTAAAGGAAGGAGTTGCTCCAAGTACGAAACATTACTTCGATAGAGTAGATGCCGAAATGAGAGAACTTTTTCCAACCAGATTCGCCGATGAGACGAAGAACGTGCAATCTTCTGTCGCAGGAACTAGCCGTGGGGCTGCTCCAGCTAAGAAAGGAACACGCAGTGTAAAACTCACTCCCTCACAGATGGCAATAGCCAAACGTATAGGAGTGCCCTATGAAGAATACGCTAAGTATGTATAAGGAGATGAAATGACAGATCGTAACTCCAGGTCTGCTGAAACACGAGATAAGAAGACTCGCAAAAAAGTATGGCAACCACCTTCAATGTTGGACGCCCCTGATGCCTCACCTGGATATCAACACAGGTGGGTACGTGCGGAAGTTAGAGGTCACGATGATAGAGCGAATATGTCTAAACGTATTCGTGAAGGATTTGAACCAGTAAGAGCAGAAGATCATCCTGATTTTGATGCTCCTACAGTAGAAGACGGACGGCACGCTGGCGTGATTGGAGTGGGAGGTCTTATACTCGCAAAGGTTCCTGAAGAGATCGTTGAACAACGTAATGCTTATTACGAAAGTAAAACAGCAGAGCAAATTCAAGGTGTCGACAACGACCTCATGCGAGAAAGTAATCCTAAAATGCCCCTCAAGAGAGGAGACATGGAAAGGAATACAAAAGTAGAGTTTGGAAGTCGTAATCCGTCTTCCAATTAATTTCATTCATCCAAGATGAGGATATAAAACATGGCTAATACTGATGCCCCTAATGGGTTCACACCAGCCTACCACCTATATGGTGGCGTGATTCGTCCTCAGAAGTTGCGTATTGAAAGCGGTACTTCTGCTGCTATCTTCAGCGGAGACGTTGTAAATCTTTCTTCTGGGTACGTTATTCAAGGCACTGCGACAGGCACACCAGCGGGTGTTTTTGCTGGCTGTTTCTACACCGCAACAGATGGTACACCTACATACTCTAACTATTTTCCTGCATCCACAGCCACGCTGGGTTCTGCAGACATAGAGGCGTATGTATATACCGATCCAGGTATTGTGTACGAAGCACAATTTACAGCAGGAACCCCTGCAGTAAGTTTCATTGGAAATAAATATACTATTTCTACAACGGCTGGCAGCACTAACAATGGTCGATCCAAAGAAGGTGTTACAGCTACAACCAGTAGCGGAATTGCGTTAATGAACAGGTTCGTAGATTCTCCGAGTAATAGCATTGGTGCTAACGCTCGTGGATACTTTACGTTCCCAACTAACGTATTCGCTGTATAGTCTGAGGAGAGTAACTAATGGCTATTAATAGAGCGCAACTCGTAAAAGAGCTTGTTCCTGGCCTCCATGCACTCTTCGGACTAGAGTACGAGCGATATGCAGCTGAGTATGAAGAAATCTTCGATACCGAAAGTTCTGAAAGAGCTTTTGAAGAAGAGGTCATGCTTTCTGGTTTCGGTGAAGCACCTGTGAAATCTGAAGGGTCGATGGTCACTTATGACACGGCTCAAGAATCTTTCACGGCACGTTATTCACACGAAACTATCGCTTTGGCTTTCAGTTTAACTGAAGAGGCGATCGAGGATAATTTGTATGATACTTTGTCATCACGTTATACACGAGCACTTGCTCGTTCTATGATGACTACCAAAAACATTAAAGGAGCTAACATTTTAAACAATGCGTTTAGCTCTAGTTTTCTTGGTGGTGACGGCAAAGAATTGTGTGCAACTGATCACCCGACTGTTGGGAATGAGACGCAGAGGAACGAACTTTCGACCGCTGCTGACCTCAACGAAACTTCCTTAGAGCAGTCGCTGATTGATATCGCAGCTTTCGAAGATGAGCGTGGTCTAAAGATCAATGCTCAAGCTCGTAAGCTTATCATCCCAACCGCTCTGCAATTCGTTGCAGATCGTCTTCTGGAAACCCCAGGACGAGTAGGTACGGCTGATAACGATATCAACGCTGTACGCAACATGGGTATGGTCCCTGAAGGATACACGGTAAACCATTATCTAACGGATACCGATGCATTCTTCTTGAAGACTGATGTACCTAACGGACTGAAGCATTTCGTAAGAACCCCTGTGTCTACTAACATGGAAGGTGACTTCGAAACTGGTAATGTTCGATATAAAGCCAGAGAACGTTATAGTTTTGGCTTTAGTGATTGGAGAGCAATTTTTGGTTCTCCTGGTGCATAATAAGCACTGATAGAGGGGGGTTATCCCCCCTCTAACTTTCTGGGAAAAATTTAGCCCTAGCGACTGTCCCAGCAGACGCTTACGAAGACTCTAGGGCGAAACCTTTCGTAAGGAGGAAATGATGGCACAGACGACTTTCGCTGGTCCAATTAGATCACTTGCTGGTCTTATAAATTCAGGATTTAATGGTGTGGTTAGTTTAACAGCTGATACTTCAATCACTGTTGCTGCTCACGCTGGACGTCCATTACTTTGTAATGATGCAGATGGAAAATTTACTCTTCCAAGCATTGTTGTAACAGAGCCTACAGATAAAGGTGATCCAAATCAATTAGCAAACTTAGGTGCAACTTTTACGTTTATAGTTGTAACAGCTGCTACTGACATGGATATCTTGACTGACGGTACAGATAAGTTTGTTGGTGGAGTTTACACAGGCGTAAATGATGCAACTGGTAAAACTTTTATCTCAGGTGCTTCTAACGATGTAATTACTCTAAACGGTAGCACTAAAGGTGGTATCGCAGGAAGTATTATCAGAGTTACAGCAATAGCTAGTGCGAAATACGCAGTAGAAGGAATAACTCTTGGTTCAGGTACTCTGGTTACTCCATTCGCTGACTCTTAATACAGGAGTAGATTAAAATGGCAGATGCAGTAACAACAACAACCATTTCTGATGGTACTCATAAAGCAGTTATACAACTGACTAATCTTAGTGATAGCACTGGTGAAAGTGCTGTCACTAAAATAGATGTCAGCAGTTTGGCTGCTAGAGAGGATGGGACTGCCTGTAGTAGTGTGCTCATAGAAAAAGTAAGTCACTCAATTATTGGTTTTACTCAGGTACAGCTTTTATTTGATGCGACTACTGATACTATTGCTCTTGGGTTAGCTCAAGACAGTAATGGTCATATGGACTTTAGTGAGTTCGGAGGACTTAAAAATACAGCTGGTAGTGGTAAAACTGGGGATATAAACCTAACTACTATTGGTGCGTCCTCAAACGATAGCTATGTTATTGTTTTAGAACTTATTAAGAAGTATGGTTAATGGCTACTTCAGGCACTAGAACGTTCGCTCTTGATGTAGATGAGGCGATTTTAGAAGCGTTTGAATTAGCCGGTCTTGAATACAGGACAGGCTACGATGCACGGGCTGCGAGAAGATCAATGAACGTCATGTTCGCAGATTGGTCTAATCGCGGGGTGCAGATGTGGGAAGTTGAACAAGTCTCCCTTGACTTAGTTGAGGGGACTACTTCTTACACATTAAACGCTTTTGATATCGACATCTTAGACGCAGTCATAAGAAGAACAGTAGGATCTACTCAAACTGATTTTGAAATAGATCGTATTGATAGAAACGAATATTTAAATATTCCAACTAAAAATACGAAAGCTAGACCAACTCAGTTTTACTTTGAAAAGACAACGACTCCTAAACTGTATCTTTGGCCAGCTCCAGAAAACTCTACTGATAAGTTTATTTCTTATCGTTGGAAAAGAATCCAGGATGCTACTGCAGCCGTAGAGGATATAGATATTCCTAGTAGGTTTATGCCGTGTCTTACTTCTGGATTAGCTTTTTATTTAGCAATGAAAAGAAACCCAGATAAAGTACAAATCTTACAGCCTATGTATGAACAAAACTTGTTAAATGCTCTTAGATACGATGAAGACCGCACATCTGTCCATCTTGTTCCTAGAAGGACGTATATGTAGTGGCTTACGCACTCGGTAAATATTCTTACGGTGTATGTGACAGGTGCGGGTTTAGAGTTCGTTACCTTCAAATGCGTATGGAGTGGACTGGTTTTAAAGTCTGCCCTGAGTGTTACGAACCTAAACATCCTCAACTTGAACCACCTCATCATCCTACAGATCCAGAGGCTTTGCGTCAACCCCGACCTGAAGTTGACTTACCTCGTTCTCAATTAGGATTAGTGACTACTTCTGGTGCAACTAATACCACTGATAGTGGTGTTAATGTTGGTGGAATGGTTTCTACTTTAGTAGATCCCATTGGTTCTTCATTTCCAGGACAAGTTGGCACTGGTAGCATAGGAACAGTTACAGTGGTGATATCATGAGTTTTACATTAGCGACTTTAAAAACTGCAATACAAGATTATACAGAAACGAGTGAAACTACGTTTAATAACAATCTTTCAGTCTTTATTAAAGAAGCCGAAGAAAGAATACTAAAAAATGTAGAACTTCCTGTATTCAGAAAAAATGTAAGTGGTACTGCTACTTCTAGTAATACTTACTTGTCTACACCAACTGATTTTTTAGCACCTTATAGTTTGGCAGTTATAAGTAGTAGCGTATATTCTTATTTGTTATTTAAACATACAAGTTTTATAAGAGATTATACACCTAACGCCTCAACAACAGGAACGCCAAAATACTACGCTTTATTTGATGATACTACGTTTATCTTGGGGCCAACACCAGATGCAAATTATAGTTTTGAACTTCATTACAAATTTAGACCAGCATCTTTAACTGCAGGATCAGATAGTGGCACTACATGGCTATCTACTAACGCACCAGATGCATTGTTATATGGATCTTTAGTTGAAGCAGCTACATTTTTAAAAGCTGTAGAAGAAGTTCCTGGGTATGAACAAAGATTTTCTTTCGCTGTAGATGGCCTTAAAAAGTTAGGTCAAGGTTACGGTGCACGAGATGAATATCAATATGATATTGCTAGAGGAGCTTAATGAACATAAGTAACCCTCAATTTGAAATAGGAACTGTTTCAGTAGCTACAACAGATCACGGAGGTCATACTGCTGATTATTGGGCAGAACGAGCTACTAATCGTATCGTTTCAGTGGGTGGAAACTGTCACCCTGTGATAGCTGAACAAGCTGAAGCATTCAAAGAAATGGTGCAAACTTTAGTTTGCCTATACATGAAGGAAGCAATAAAAAGTGACAGAACTACTTTAATTGCTGAATTAGAAAAACAAGGCCAACCAGAAATGGCTAATATTTTAAGGAGACTGTAATGGCTATATCAACAGCTATGTGTACGTCCTTCAAGCAAGAAATTCTTGTTGGCACACACAATTTTACTGCAACAACTGGTAATACTTTCAAGCTTGCATTGTTCACAAGCAGCGCAAGCCTGGGAGCAAGCACCACCGCTTTTGCAACCACAAACGAAGTCAGTGGCACAGGATACTCAAGTGGAGGTTCAAACCTCACTAATGTTACTCCTACAACTTCAGGCACAACAGCATTATGCGATTTTACCGATCTCGTATTTTCTAGCGCATCAATCACAGCTAATGGAGCATTGATTTATAACAGTAGTGCTTCTAACAAAGCAGTATGTGCTTTAGCTTTTGGTGGTGATAAAACTAGTACCGCTGGAGATTTTACGGTTCAGTTCCCAACAGCAGATGCATCTAACGCGATTATCCGCATAGCTTAGAGATAGTATGTGGCGAATGTTACGGGTTGGGGTAGAGGAGCTTGGGACGATGGCCCGTGGGGTGAACCTGTCCCAGTCACTGTCACAGGTGTATCTGCAACTGGATCAATCGGTTCGGTTACGGTCACGGGGGCAGCGACAACCTCTGTCACAGGCGTGGCAGGAACGTCTGCAGTCGGGTCAG